AAAACACCGGACCTCAAGGGCGCGTCGTTTCTGCGGAAGGCGGTGCTTTGATGCCACTGCCCATGTTTTTACACGGAACGGACGCGGTTCTGGCGGCGCTGAACCACCACATCAAAAAGCAGCAGGCCGGGAGCCGCCGGGCATTAATGAAGGCCGGGCTTTTGGTGAAACGGCGGTCCATGCTGAAGACGCCGGTGGACACCGCGAATCTGAAACAGAGCCACTACACGCGGCCTTTCGGCTGGCTTGATCCAAAAGTGGAGATCGGCTGCACGGCCTTTTACGCGCCCTATGTCCACGAAAACCTGGACGCGCGTCACAACGTGGGCGAAGCAAAGTTCCTGGAAAACGCTCTGAACGAAAGCAAGCTCGAAATTATCGGCATACTTAAAGACGGCGCGAAAGTGAGATAGGAAAATGGCAACACCCAACACGCCGGTTTCACAAGACATCAAGGACTTTCTGGTTTCGGCCAGCGTTGGCATTTTCGGGACAAACCTTTTTATCGGGTCCATGCCGGACAGCCCGGACGCCTGCGTGGCCATCTACGACACCGGGGCGGTAGAAGAATCCCTGATGCAGATGGTCTATGAGTTCCCGACATTCCAGGTCAAAGTGAGGGCCAATGCCTACAACACCGCGCAGACCAAGGCTCGGGCGGTTTATGACGCCCTGCACGGAGTCAACAACCAGACGAAGAACAACGCCCGTTATATCCTGATCGCCTGTCAGGCGGGGATTAATTTTATCGGCCCCGATGAGAAGAAACGCCCCACGTTTACCCTGAACTTTAGGGCTCATCGGACGAACAAGGCAACCTAAGCCAAAGGAGAGACATCATGAGCGACGCGTTCGCCAGCGTGGGCACCGTCCTGAAAATTGGCAACGGCGGTACTTCGGCGGAGGTTTTTACGGCCATCGCCGAGATCATCGACATCAATGGCCCGAACTACACCCGGGAAACCATCGACGTAACGAACCTGGACTCTTCTGGCGGGTATCGTGAGTTTATCGCGGGCTTCCGTGACGGCGGAGAGGTTTCCTGCACGGGCAACTTCACTCTGGCCGGATTTGACGATCTCATGGACGTGTACGAGGCCCAATCCACGGAGAGAAACTTCCAACTGATCCTCGCGGACACGGGCGAGACCACCATCGAATTCGCGGCCTGGGTCACCTCCATCAGCGTTGCGGCCAGAAACGGCCAGCAAGTGACCATGGATTTCACTCTGAAGGTCACCGGAGCGCCGACCCTGACCACGTAAACCAACAGCCCGGCAAACGACCGGCCTAACCAGGGCCGGAGCCGGTTAACCGCAACCAACCAACGGAAAGGCCCTAACCATGGGAGAAAAAACGATTCTCAGCAAAGACGCGATCCTGAAGGTCAAAGACATCAAGACCGTTCCCGAAGACGTGCCGGAATGGGGCGGGACCGTGTACCTGCGGGAAATCAGCGGCCAGGACCGGGAGGCTTTCGAGCGGGCCATGTTCTCGGACGAAGGCGGCATCAAGAAGGACGCCCCGCCCTTGCGCCCGGCGCTGCTCGCCTTGTGCCTCTCGGACGCGGACGGAAACCGGCTGTTCACGGACAAGGAAATTAGCGACCTGGCCAAGAAGAACGGCGCGGTGATTGCCCGGCTGTTCGCCAAGGCCCAGGAAGTTTCCGGGCTTGGACCCGGCGCGGTGGAGGCGGCTGAAAAAAACTGACGCGGCGGCCAACTGAAAGATTCCTTTTTCGGCTGGCCCTGTGCCTCAGCTACTCGCACCCGGATGAACTGAGGGCGGCGCTTACAAGCCGCCAGATAACCGACTGGATGGCCTTTTACCGGCTTGAGCCGTTCGGGCCGCCGGCGGATTTCGAAAGGTCTGCAATGCAGGTAGCGGCGACTTACAACGCGGCCCCGTTCAAGGGCAAAGGGGCCAAGGCGGTAACTCCGCTTGACTTCATGCCGGAGTCCATGAAGCCGCCAAAAAAGCCGCTTGGAGCCCGCATTCTGGACGCATTCCGTAACATGGGCGCGAAATAGAAAGGGACTTGGTAAAAAATGGACCTTGGAGGCGGCGGCAGCGCGAATCTCGGGACGCTCTATACGACCCTGGGCGTGGATACCAAGCAGCTTGGTCAGGCGAGCGTTCATGTTCGTGGATTTTCCAAAAACGCATCCAGGCAGTTTTCCGTTGTCACCGCCCAAGCAAAAAACGTTGCTACCGCCCTTGGTGTGATCGGCGTTGCCGTGACCGCCATTGCCGCCAAGGCAGCGGTGGAGGCCGCGAAATTCGAAACCGCGCTCGTGGACATGGGCAAGGTTACAAATCAGAATATCGGGTCTATGCGGAAAGACATCCTCGGCATGTCTGCGGAGCTTGGCAGCTCAACCGAGCTGATGCGTGGGTACTACCAGACCATTTCCGCCGGGGTGACGGACCCGGTTCAGGCGCTTGGCACCTTGACCACGGCGGCACAGGCGGCCAGGGCAGCGCACGTCTCTCAAAGCGACATGATTAAGTCCCTGACCAAGGTCATGACGGGCTATTCCGGTGAGCTTCGAGACGCGGCGGATGCTGCTGACCTTTTATTCGCCATTGAAAAACAGGGGCAAACGTCGGTTCAAGAGCTTGTCCCTGTCATCGGGGCGCTCGCGGCTCAGTCCCAGGTAGTCGGCGTCAGCGTTAATGAGATGGGCGGGGCGTTGGCCTACGCTACGCAGATTTTCGGGTCCACGGCAGAGGCGGCGACGGCCTACCAGGGTATTCTCGCCGCAATTCAAAAACCGCAAGAAACGCTTGTTGCGGCGGTAGACGAACTCGGATTCGCATCAGCCAGGGCAATGGTCAGTCAGATTGGTCTTGGCGAGACAATCCAAAAACTTAGCCAGTACGCAAAAGATTCCGGCGTTGAATTCGGGAAGATGTTTGAGGAAAGGGCAGGCGGCCTGCTTGCCGAAAAAATGCTCGGAGACGAATTCAGGACGGTCGGCGAAAATATGCAGGTCATGGCGGATCGCGCCGGTAGGGCCATGAAGGCATTTGATGCGTGGCGGGAAACCGCTGCGGCCATTTTTGAGACCTTTAAAAACACGGTCAACAAAGAATTGATTTTGCTCGGGGAAAAAATCTTGCCCGACGTAAAAACGGGCATGAAGGACCTGACCGAGTATATCGCCAATAACCGGGAGGCGCTTGCCGCCTCTTTTGTTTCCATCGCCGGTGCCGTTGGTGTTTTGGCGAAGGCGTTTTTGGAGGTTGCAAAGTTTGGGGCAACTTCGATTGATATTATCGACAAGGCCAGCAAGCAGATGGGCGGAGGTGTGACCGCCGTCGCTAAAGACATTGGAGACGAAAGCACAACGCTTTTAAACGAAAAAAAGCTATCCGAGCTTTCAGCGCAGCGGACCAGGTTAATGGGGTTCGTGGAGACCCAAGAAGAAGTCAGGAGCAAGCTTGTCGCCCGCTTGGCCGCGCTACCGCAAGGAAGCGGCTTGGCCGAATACCTGACGGAGGATCTCCGCTCCGCAGAGGCCGCCGTACAAAGTACCTATGCAAAAATCCTATCTATCCAAACACAGATTGAAGTTATTCAAAAAACACAGCAGGCCATTGTAGTCGGCGCATCGGACTCCGCCGCCGAGGCACGGCGCGGCGCGGCGGCATCCGCAGGCATGTTCGGTGAGCAGTCCGCAGCATCAATGAGCGCATGGGTGGAGGCTGCGGCAAAAAAGCGCGTTGTCGTTGAAAAGGCTACGGCAAAAGAACGCATCGAGGTTGCCGAGAAAGAGGGCAGGGCTGTTTCCCGCGCCCTGTACGGGCCTCAAAGCGCGGCAGCCATGCAAGAATTCATCGACGAAGGCAGCGCCGAATACGAGAAAAAGATTGACGAAGAAAAACGCCTTGCCGAGCAGTCCGCCGAAGCCCGCATCCTGGCCACCCGGAATATGTACTCGGACATGCGCGGGGAATCGGGCCGGTACTACGCCTTTCAGAAGGGTCTTTTGGATGAGCAGTACCGGGAATATGCGGCGCTGGTGGATGACAAGGCCCTGTTGGACCAGTGGTACAATTCCCAACTGCAAAAGCTTTCCATCGAGGCGGCGCGGTATTCGGATGACTTCATGGCCGGGGTCCGCGCCGGGCTTCTGGACCTGGAAGACAGCTTCGTCACCTTTGGCGAGGCCGGTTATGACGTGGTGGTGGACTTTGCCAAGTCGGCGTCTTCCGCGCTTTCCGACTACTTCTTTGACGTAATCAAGGGCGAGGTGGCCGACATTTCGGACCTGTTTTCAGCGCTCGGCAATTCCATTGCCCGGAGCCTGTCCGACAGCCTGGCCAGCATGGCGGTAGGGTCCATCACTGACGGGATCGGCCGTCTTCTTGGCGGTTCCGGGGGGCTTGGCAGCAGCATCGCCAGCCTGTTCGGGGGCGGCTCCACGGGTGCCGGGGCGGCTGGCGTTGGCTTCACCGAGGGCGGAAGCGCGGTTTTGACGGGTTCTGGAGGCGGGGCCGGGGCCTGGGCGTCCTCCATCTACTCAATGGCAGCACCTGCCGCGCTCGCAGCCGGGGCCTACGGGTATATCAACGAAGTCCGGGAAGGCAACACCCTGGGAACGATTCTCCCGCCTCTGGGGGCCTTTCAGGGCCTGGGCAAGGCTTTGGGCCTTTGGGGCGATGATTATGTGGAGTCCTCCCAATCCTATGGCGACGTGGCATTCAATTACGCGCCGGGCCAGGGCCTCGCCTCCAACGTGAACCTTTCCGCCTCCTACGCCGGGGATTACGAGTCCGGCGGAATTGCCGTGGCCCAGACCAACAATGCCATGCAGCGCTACGCCAACGACATCAACGCCATCATCGCGGAGATCGTTGGGGCGCTTCCGGCGGACGTGGCGAGCCAGGTGGAATCCACCATCGCAAATACGCTTTTCTACCAGCCCCCCCAGGTGAACTTGAACGTGGAGGGCACCGGACCCTGGAACGCGGGCAATCTCAACCAGATCGCCTACGCCATGGACCAAACCTTGAGAAGCCAGCTCATCACGGCCTTGAACTCCACCATCGGCTACACC